TAACAACAACAAGTGAAAATACTTTCCCCCTTTTAGTATGGATTCCGACTAAAATGGATCGCTTACCGCAAGATAAGGGGTTCCCTTTTCGGTTTGGGAAAATCTCACCGTCCCCTTATTATTTGCTTCCAGCTGTAGGTGAAAAGATCAGGTCCCCAGTCTATCTAGAGGATTTGAGGTGGAGCGTTCTCGGCTATGATCGTCCGGATTCTGTCTGTAACGATCCCAGGCTTCAGGTTGCCTTTCTGGCCGTCAAGAGAAAATTTCGCTTGTCTAAGCCGGTTAGACTCATGCCTATCTACGACGTCTTGAATGGCGTACCTGAGTCCAAGATGTACCAGCGTTCCCCTTGTCTCCCCTGGATCCACTACGGTTTTAAGACCAAAGCCGAGGTTTATGAGGATGAGCGGGCTAGAGAGTCCATTTTCAGCTTTCAACGGGACATTCAGATTGGAGAGGACCCAAAGCCCTCCGATGTCGCATGTTTCGCCCGATCTCATCTTTATAATCCAGACGAATCTCACCGGAAGGTTCGAGCCGTTTGGGGATATCCAGCAACATCTATAGCCATCGAAGCCCAGTTTGCGTTTCAAATCATCGACGCGTGGCGCAAGTCACCTGGCCCATGGGCGTATGGCTATGAGACCGCACGAGGAGGTCATCGAAGGATTAGCTGTGAGGCACCGCCCGGCTACATTCACACCTTCGATTTTCAAAGTTTCGACCAGTCAGCTACCAACCAGCTCATTGACATGGCATTCTCTGTTCTCGAGGACAACATCGACTTTACCGAGTACTCCGATGGATCTTCCGCAGATTCATTTCACACCTACAATGAGTGGTCGTGGATACAAAAGACTTTTAAGCATTGTGTCATTCGACTTCCCAATGGCGAGAGGTATCGGAAGCACACCGGAGTGCCCAGTGGTTCTTTCTTCACGAACATGATCGATACCATCATCAATGCTATCGCTTGTCATTTCATCATGCTCGTCTGTGCAGCACGCATTAACTACGAGAAGTATCTTGGCGATGATTCTTTTCTGGTTTGCGACAGACAAGTTGAGCTGGCTGAAGCCGCCGAGGCTGCGAAGCGACTTGGATTGAACTTGAACATCGAGAAGTCCTGCGTCTCCCCCAAATTGTCAGATCATTCTTTCTTGGGGTTTGGCTTTACGTCGGAAGGTCTCCCGACTAAGCCTAGGTCTTTCTGGCTATCTGCTTTGCAACATCCAGAGCGTGAAGACCGAGACGTTGACGACTACAAGAGTAGAGCGCTCGGACTGCTCTATGCCAATTGCGGCGTTGACTTTGAGCTGCATCATCTTCTTGCTTCCGAGGCTGCCGGTCTGAAAGAACTTCATCTTCCGGTGAACTTGGAACGCATGTTCGAACAACTTGGCATATCTGAGATTGATCCTGAGCCTCCTCCACCGATGGACCTTCTACTGAAAACTCAGTATTAACCTACAGCACTGTTCCCGGGCTAAAATAGGAACAAGGAAAAGCG